TATCAACCGCAAAATTAAGCAAGCCAAAGCAGTCTGCGCAGTGTGCCCGGTACGCCAAGAATGTTTGAATGAGGCCCTCAAGTTTTCTACGACACGTCAGGACTGTTGCGGTATTTGGGGCGGTCTAACATGGAAAGAACGCCAGCGTCTAGAACGAAAAGAAGTCGTTGATCCGATCCCCGCGACACCGCTCGTCTATCGTGATGGCAAATACCGACAAATCAAGGAGCCCCGACCATGAACCAACAGTTAGCGGACATGACCGCCGCAATCGCTAAAGCCGAGATTGCGATGAAAGCAGCCGCATGGCAGTTAGACGCCCAAAAGACCGATATTGAGATGTTGCGTAAAGCCCTGTTCGAGTTGGCTTATGTTGCTGAGGAGCACGGTATTTATCTGTCCAACCTCACGAAGAGCACGCAGGACGCGATCGTGGCAATGAGGCTTGGCGGTTTCAAATGAACTGCAACATCTGCGCTTCGGGCTTTAATTCTGCCGATATTCGGATGCGTACCGAGTTGCGCGGCATCTGTCTTAAATGCGCCGAAGAGGGCGGTTTCGTCGGTATGACATTGGAAGAAACTGCCCGCTGTGTCGCCATGATTCGAGTCATCAACAATCTCAAAACCCAAACGCCTGCACAGGCCCGACACTTAAAGGACATGGAGTCATGAGTTTTAACCCAGCCGACTACGCCGAAGTAGCCGAACGCCTCCCACTGTTTTGGAAGGACTGCCCACGCGGACGCATCATCACCGAGATTGTCGTGGACGACGGACAACGCATCGTGATACGTGCCGAACTTTACGCCGACATAGCCGACACAGTCCCGACCACCACCGGGTACGCCGAAGAGATTCGTGGGTCATCCATGGTCAACAAAACGAGTGCCGTAGAGAACTGTGAGACCAGCGCCATCGGACGCGCCTTAGCGAACTACCAGTATCAAGGATCAAAGAAGCGTGCGTCATTGGAGGAGATGGTCAAGGTGTACCGCCAAGGTCAAGAACCACAAACGACCACTAACGCAGCTCCTGCACGAACCCAGGTGCTTGGGTCGTCCAGCGAACCGCCGACCGCTAAACAACTGGGGATGCTTCGAGCCAAAAACTGGGAAGGTGCCGCACCGACCACTAAGCGTGAAGCGTCCGAGCTCATTGATCGGTTGATGAACGGTGGCTGAACCGTCTGAAGCAGAGTTTCAAAAAGCCGTGATTACATTGGCGAAATTGCATGGTTGGCGAGTGATGCACACCCAGCCCGCACAGATCCGACCGGGTAAATGGATTACACCCAACACAGGCAACCAAGGCTTCCCTGACCTAGTCATGAGCCACTCATACCGAGGCACCATCTTTGTGGAGCTCAAAACCAACAAGGGGATCGTCTCCGAAAGCCAATGGGACTGGATCAACAGCCTTGAAGAGTCAGGCGAAGAAGTGCACGTATGGCGGCCATGCCACCTAGAAAAAATCAGCGAACGACTAGCAAGGAAACCCGATGACAACTGAATACATCCAGCCGATCAACCCGATCCGCATACGGACGTCAGGCACTAACTGTTACTTCACACACCCAGTGTTTGCTATAGCGATAGCAAACGATCGCCTAGTCGAATACTTGACAATAAACGGACAGTTCTACAAGACCGCCGACATCCTGTTTGCCGAACAACTCTTGAACGGCGAATGGACCAAATTGGCATGGCTGGAAAAGTTTAAGCGAGACCCTGCACCACTTGACGCCTAAGCGCGTCTAACATCCCAACACAACTGACACCATCAGCTCCTAACGAGAGGAGCATTAGCCCTTGTGAGTATCTGAGTCTCACTATGGGAACACTCGGTAACGAGGGTAGACGGTCACGCCTAAGCGACCGATCAGCGTTCAAACGTACATTGCGAATGGTTGTCCACCGAAAAAAACTAGACAGGCTCCCATGGGCTACTTGCCCTAAATAGTGGGGGACACAAACCTCACGCGCAACTGATGTCAACCGAGGACAACCGAGCGAGTGCCCTTCTCGCTTGGGCGTCAGTATCTCTTGACCTTGACCTATGCTCTTGACCTATGAGCGGCAACCCGATCTACAACACCAAACAATGGAAACAACTACGGACCCAAGTCCTACAAGAAGAACCCATCTGCCACTGGTGCCACAAGAAACCAAGTAGCCAAGCAGATCACGTTGTCGAGTTAGACCGAGGCGGCGACCCTTACGACAGAACCAACATCGTCGGCTCATGCGCCAGTTGCAACGCTCGGCGCGGAGCAATCCATGTCAACAAGAAAACAGCAACACGCGTACAAAACCGCGCAAAACTTTCTTTTTTGGACAAACAGAACACCCCGAGCCCCTCTTCTAAAATACCCTCAACTAGCCTGAACCAGCAGGAACCAGCCCGAACCAGCGGTGGTTCAGTCATATCTGGTCGGATCGAGCCGAGGTTGGTGACGCCTGTTCCACCCGGTGAGAGTTTTGGTCCTGCCCTGACTGCGTGGGCTAAGCGCGTGCTCAATATTGAGCTAATGGAGTGGCAAAAGCGCATTTGCAACGACGCCTTGACTGTGGATGCCGACGGCGACTTTGTGTTCCGTGAGGCTTGTATCAGTACGGCCCGTCAGAACGGCAAGAGTCTTGTGATGCGGGCGGTCGCTGGGTTTATGGCGACCGAGTATGCAGCTGCACGTCGTGAACCTCAGACGATTGTCATTGTGGCCAACCAAAAGCGTCGGAGCATGGCCTTGTTTCGTGATGTCGTCCGCGACCTTGACGAGAAGTTTGAGTGCAAGGTTCGTTGGCAGAACGGTGACGAGCGCATCAACTTCCCAGACGGCTCGAGCATCTCAGTTGTTGCGGCATCAGCTCACGCGCACGGATTAACGGCATCAGTTTTGCTGGTGGACGAGGTGTGGGACATTGGTCCCGACGTTGTTTTCACCGCACTGCGGCCTTCACAGATTGCGGTCAAGAATCCCATGATGATGCTCTTCAGCACAGCGGGCGATCAGGGCAGTACCGTCCTTTTGCAACTTAGAGAACAGGGCATTGCGGCGATTGACTCGGGCCAGCCGACGGCGCTCTATTTTGCCGAATGGTCACTTCCACCCGGTGTCAGTCTTGAAGATCGGTCGCACTGGGGATGGGCAAACCCAGCACTGGGGACGACCATCACAGCGAAGGCTTTGGAGTTGGCTTACGACTCACCGAACCGTCAAGCGTTCATTCGTGGCCACCTCAATCTGTGGGTTGATTCGACAAACTCTTATTTGCCGATCAACCTATGGAACGATCGCAAATCCGACAAACCTGTGCCAGCAACTCAGTGGCTCACCATTGACTCATCGGTAGACGACTCGCGCTACGTCGGAATCTCAACCGCTTTTGACGACGGTCGCGTCATCGTCTCGGTCGCGTTCGTTGTCGAGTCAGCTGCACAAATGTGGGAGGAAGTTGTGCGGATCATGCACGACCAAACCGTGAAACTTGCTGTCACCCCATCGCTAGAAATTCACTGTCCCCCAGACCTACGGCGTCGTATGCAAATCGTCGGCTACGCCGAGTTACTCAAATGGACTGCAGCTTGTCGCGCCATGATCGTGGAGGACCGCGTCAACCACACTGGCGATATTGCACTGGCCGAACATCTCGCTCGAGCCGTGGCCGTCAAAACGGGCGGGTCCATCGTGCTCAGTTCGCAGAAGTCACCCGGACCGATTGAGTTAGCCCGGTGTGCAGTGTGGGGAATCATGCTTGCGTCGAAACCAGTGCGGTCGTCGCGCGCCGCTTTCGCTTTTGGCTAGGGGTACTTACATACAAGAAATATCTGTGAGAGACTCGCAAGTGATGGCTCTTTTCGGTAGCAAGAAAGTAAGCGCAACCCCCGCGTTTGCGTCCGCGCCGATACAGGCTGCAGCAGGTTCTGCCGCACAGGTGGGTCAGTTCTATACGTACTCCGTCGGGGCGTCGCAAGAACTGGCCCTCTCTGTTCCCACTGTTGCCCGCTCAATTCAAATGATCGCGTCAATGGTCGGCTGTTTAGAACTGAAGCATTACACGACCCAGTGGACTGGCGAAGAGTACGAAGAGATCTATTTGGAAAACGAGTCGTGGATGGATCAGCCCGATCCCAAGGTCACGCGCAACTTCATTTTCTCCCAGCTCGTCACGGACCTTATGCTTCACGGTCGCGGATTCTGGTACATCACCAGCCGATCAACTGCCACAGGACGCCCGCTTTCGTTCCAATGGTTACCCGCCGCAATGGTGACGACCATGGATCAAGCAGGTCCGCAATGGTTCGGCCCGTCCGACCAAGTCGAATTTAACGGTTACCCACTTGCAACCGATGACGTCGTGCAATTCTTAGCACCGACTCAAGGTCTGCTGTACACAGGCAACCGGGCAATCATGACGGCCTTAAAACTTCAGCAAGCCGCCGACCGTTTCGCTGTTAATGAAATTGCCGCTGGTTGGTTGCAACAGACCGACGCATCCGAACCAATGTCTGCCGAAGATCTTTCCGAACTTGCAGCTGCTTGGCGTAACGCTCGACAAGTTGGTGCGATTGGTGCACTTAACAGCGTCGTGACTTTTAAAGAGTTCTCCAGTGACCCGAACAAACTGCAACTGATTGAGTCGCGTCAATTCCAGTCGCTAGAACTGTCTCGGGCCACTGGAATTCCCGCATACCTTTTGGGCATTGGCGTTCAGGGATATACATACCAGAACGCGCAACAAGCACGCCAAGATCTCTACTTGTTCGGCACCAAACAATATTTGGATGCCATTGAACAAACGCTTTCAATGAACCAACTTTTGCCGCGTGGACGGTTCGTCAAATTTGATGTTTCGGATTACGTCTACGAAAACGATTTAGGGAATGTTGAGCGCGAACCCGCTTTTGATTCAGGAAACCGCGAGGAAGAATACTCATGATTCGACTTACAGCTCAACAAGTAACACTGGACGCATCAGCAGACGGTGAACCAACGCGTCAGATCACAGGCCTCGCAGTCCCGTGGAATGTCAAAGCCACTTTAAGTGGTGGCGAGAGTGTGGTCTTTCTTGAAGGCTCACTGCCCGAGGACGGCCCAATGCCGAAGCTCTTGGAATACCACGACGACACGCGCGTCATTGGTCGAGTCACCGAAAGAGTGTCCACCAGCGAAGGCATGATGTTCGTCGCCAAGTTGAGCGCCACACGCGCCGCCGATGATGCTCTCGCACTGCTCGCCGACGGCGCGCTAGACAGCGTTTCGGTGGGCGCAATCCCCACCAAGTTCAAGCGCCTGTCAGACGGGACCCTAGAGGTCTCTCAAGCCCGATTCGTAGAACTGTCGCTCGTCACTGTGCCAGCCTACGAATCAGCACAGGTCTACTCAGTCGCCGCCTCATCACCCGATGAAAGCGAACCCGACGAAACCGAAACCCCAACAGAAACAACCCCAACACCATCCGAGGAGGATGAAATGTCAGAACCCACAACCGTTGAAGCCGCAGTTGCGACTCAACCCATTTACGCAACCGCCGTTAAGCGCGACGCAAAACTGCCGACCGCTGTCGAATACTTGAGTGCTGCCATTGCTGGCGGAACCGCTTGGGAACGTATGCACGAAGCACTTCGCGCCGCAGCTCCCGACGTGGTCACCACCGACACACCCGGTGTGCTCCCAACCCCAATCCTTGGACCTGTTTACAACAACTTCATCGGCCGTCGCCCTGTCGTTGATGCAGTTGGTGCCAAGTCCATGCCCGGTGGAGGCAAGATCTTTATTCGACCCGAGGTCACGACCCACACAAGCATTGGTGCAAGCCTTGCCGAAATGAGCAACCAGTCAGGTACTTTCGTGGTGAGTTCGAATCAGGTCACCAAGCAAATTTTTGGTGGCTATGTCAACATCTCTGAAGCCGATCTTGATTGGACCGATCCCGCAATCTTGTCAATCTTGCTTGACGACATGGGCCGTATCTACGCAAACGCAACCGACAACTACGCAGCTGACACTTTGGTTACTGGCGCAACAACCACGCAAGCTTTTGCTGCTGCCGACACTGGCAAGCCTGAAGTTTGGGCCGCTGAAATTGCTGCAGCTGCAGCAACAATTCTCACTTCGTCGAATGGCAACTTGCCGACTCACTTGTTCGTGGCTCCTGGAATTTGGCAGGATCTTATTTCTTTGTCAGATTCGAGCAAGCGTCCGTTATTCCCACAGATCGGACCGATGAACGCATTTGGTAATCTTGCACCCGGTCAAGTAAACGGTAACGCTTTCGGTCTGCAAGTTGTAGTTGACCGCAACTTCGCCAGCGCAACTTGTATTGTCGGCGACGCATCTGGTTACGAACTGTTTGAACAGCAGAAGGGCGCGATCTCGTTGGACAACCCGTCCACCTTGAGCCGCACCATTGCGTTCCGTGGCTATTTCGCCGCATTGATGATTGATCCCAGCAAGTTCGTCAAGTTCACGTTCGCCTGATCCGACTGACTAAGTAGAGAGACTGCACCATGGCCACATTTAGCGTGACGCACCACCAGCGTCTAGACGATGTTGCTGTGGTGCAGACCCTCGAAGCAACCGACATAACAGTCGGCCAGACAATCACACTGACAGGACTCGGTCACAGTCTCAACGGCACGCACATTGTTATCGCTGTACCGGTCAACTTGTTCGCTGGCGTTAACGAAGCAGGCGACCTGCTTTACAACGAAAACGAAGTCATCGTTAACCAGTTGATGTTTCAAGATGTTGGCGACGATCTAGAACGATCCGCAGCCGATCCGTTTGGAACTTTGACATGGACCTTGAGTTGTACATGGTTGTCATCAACTGCGCCAGTAATTGAGTTTCTTGGGATCTCGTCGGCCACGGCAAATGACACCGCGTTCCTAACGACTTGTGTCGCAGCTGCAAACGCTTGGTGTTTCAGGCGTCGCGTGCAGGCTGGTTACCATGACAGTCTCACGACCGTCCCTGACAGTTCAGTGCTGTTAGGAACCACGCTTTACGCCGCAGGGCTTTACCGTGAACGCGGGACCACTGGAGACAGTTACGCGTCGTTTGGTGACATGACAGGACCACCACTTATGACCTTAGGTCGAGTCAACCAGTTGCTCGGCATCAAACGCAGTCAGGTGGCTTAATGTGGCAGGCATCTTCACGGACACCGTTGACACCGTGTCAGCGTCGCTCACAGCGTTGGGACTCAAGCCTGTCACCGATCCGCGCAACGCACGACCGCTCACCGTGTTCGTGGAATTGCCAACGTTTACTTGTTTCAACAACCAAATCGCCGATATCACAGTTGATCTCCGAATCCTTGGAGCGCCACCCGGCAACAGCGATTCGGCGAACTACATTCTCGGCGTCGTGGACACAATCATGAACAGCCCGATCGCCGTTGTAAGTGGCACACCGTCGCTTGCTCAAATCGGCTCACAAGAACTACCCGCATACGACCTAACTATCAGAATCGCTTCCAAGCGCATCCCATAAAGGAAAAACCATGCCCACAACAAAAACCGTTTACCTGTCCAACCCAACCGTCACCATCGGTGGAGTGGATGTCACGCAGAACACCTCCGCGGCCTCGCTTGAGATCGGATACGACTCACTCGAATCCACAACTTTTGGCGATACCGGGCACCGCTTCGTGTCGGGCCTCCAAATGGTGAACGTCACCTTGACAATGTTCATGAACTACGGAACAGGCGAAATTGAAGCCACCCTGTTTGATCAGGTCGGCGACGGCACCACCACTCTGGTCATCTCACCAGCAGGCACAACCGAGTCCGCAAGTAACCCCGAATACACGATCAGTAATGCCATGCTGGCCTCGTTCACGCCGATCGTCACGACCGTTGGAGAGCTCAGCCAGGTCAGCGTCAGTTATGTCGGGGGCACTTGGGTGCGCGACATCACCAACCCGTAATCATTAACTAACCAAAGGACCCCGACATGATTGGCATGACATTAAAAGTAGAAATGGCTGACGGTGAAACATTTGAAGCACCGATCACCTACGGAGTTGCGTGCAGGTGGGAAGATCACCACCCCACGCTCTCCGTAGGCCGTTTCTTAGAAGACATGAAATTCAAGCCTCTCGCATGGTTGGCTTGGGATGCGTTACGAACCAAGAAAATTGTGGTTCCGTTGTTTAGCACTTGGGTTGAAAACGTCATGGATATCACGTTTGTCCCAAAAGCCAAACAGGGCCCGCAGGAAGAGCCACAAACCTGATCGCGCAGCTCGCTGTTCGTACAGGCATCAGTCCGTTGGATCTGATGGAAACACCAGCCCAGATCATTGACGAAATGGTCAGGCTGATTATTGAACAGAACGAGAGCAAGCGATGACAATTCAGGTGAAAGGTGTGGGCGAAACGCTGAGAGAACTTGGCAAAATTAACCCTGCTTTAAAGCGTGAATTGAACAAAGACATTCGCAACATTTTAAAACCGTTGCTGGCTGAAATTAACCAGTCGATACCGTCGTCACCTCCGCTGTCTGGAATGGCTCACAACGGTCGTACCGGGTGGAGTAACCGCAAGAACTCAGTCATAAAGATTGACAGCCGTAAGCCCCGCAGGAACCTCAACGAGCCTCGTATGAGCGTCCCTGTCAACATTGTCCGCATTACAACTAAAGGCGCGCCTGTGGCAATTGTAGACATGGCTGGTAGGGCTGGAGGATCGTCGTCTAAGCGTGAAACTAAATATCGGCGTCCTATGTTTGCCAGTTTGTTACCCGGTGCGCCGTCGCGTTTCATGTGGGCTAAAGCGGCGAACTCGTTGTCTATGATTGAACGAGAAATGGACTCCACGATCAAGGCCGTGGTGCTCGAAGCAAACCGAGAAATGGCAAGGATTCGCTAATGGCAATCAACATTCCGATCATTACCAGTCTTGAAGATACCGGCATCAAAAACGCTAAAGCCGCGTTCAACGATTTCAAAGCTGCTGTCGGTCAAGCCGAGGGTGGCATGGGCAAGTTTAAGGCTGGTTCAAAAGTCGCTTTGGATGCGGTTGCCGCTAATGCTTCTACGTTTGCTGTTGCAGCTGGTGCCGCAGTCGGCAAGTTTGTCGCTGATGGAATCACAGCGTTTCAAGACATGGCGATTTCGGCTGGCAAGTTTGCTGATGCGACTGGTCTAGCCGTTGAGGACGCGTCACGTTATATCGAAGCAGCCGGCGACATCGGTATCCCAATTGACGCCGTTGAGGGTGCTATTGGTCGTCTAAACAAAACCATTGGTGCTGACCCTGACAAGGTTCGCAATCTTGGTGTTGACCTTGTGTATTTGCGTGACGGTTCGTTAGACGTTAACCAAACTTTTAAAAACACTATTGACAGACTTAAGGGCATTAAGGACCCAGCCGAAAAAGCCCGTGTCGCCGCACAGCTTCTCGGTAAGGGCTGGCAGTCCATGGCCGAACTCATTGAGATGGGCGCCGACGATCTGAACGCATCGCTGACGGCGGTGTCGGAACAGAAGGTTATTTCTGAAGAAGAACTGCAGATGGCTAGGGAGTACCGCGCCGCGATGGACGGTCTTGGCGACTCGGTTGATGATCTGCAAGTTAAGTCTGGTCAACGCTTAGTTCCTTTGGCGACTTTGTTGGCTAATGGTGCTAGCGCCGCTTTAGATTTTGACGACAAGGTCACTGAACTGTTTAAAGACATTGTTGGCAACGGTACGCAAGCAGAAGAACAGTTAAGCGAGTTGGCTGGTGTTGTAGACGAAGGTCGCATTAATGCTGGAGCGTTTAAAACAGCAATCCAAAACGCTAAAACACCATTAGACAATTTGGCGACCTCGGCAAGTAACGCCAGTGTCGCAATCGTTAACGCTGATACCGCTTGGAAGAATCTGACCGAAACATTAGATCGGGAAGTTGCACTTGACAACGCCAAAACCGATCTAGCCGAACTTGAAGCCGCAGCTGCTAAAGCGTTCGGCACAGGTGCACAAACAGACATTGATGACTACGAAGCCAAACTCGCTAGTTATGCGGGCGTCCTTGCTGGGATCTCAGGGACAATGGATGGCATTTCGTCCAAGGAAATCTTGTTTAGGTTTAAGACTCAGGGTTCGGCAGCTGCGCTTGAGTACGCAAGGTATCTTGCGCGTGGTGCCGAGTACGGCGGGATCAGCGAGTTTGACGCTTTAACCCTTGCAGGCATTTCGGGCACTCGAGCAAGCGGTGGTCCTGTGATGGGTGGCGGAACTTATCTTGTTGGTGAGCGCGGTCCTGAACTGTTTACACCGTCGTCGTCTGGGAACATCACACCGAACGGCGGTTTTGGTGGCGGCGGAACTATTAACATCACAGTTACAAGTGCAGATCCGAACGAGGTTGTGCGTGCATTGCAGGCATACAACCGTAACGTCGGCAAACTTCCAGTAAGCGTGCAGTAATGGCCGCATACGGTTGGGTGTTTAAATATGGTGCTGGATCAACAGTTTTTACAACTGACGTCTTGTCGTTTAGCGGTAACAACGGGCGTCAAAACTACAACGACAACTACGCTGGTGGCTCGTTTAATATCACCATTAAAAACAACACAAACCAAATAGCTAATTTTCCTAGAGGCACTCAAGTCGTCATAAATCTTGCGACAGGTAACACCGCTTTTGCAGGCAAAGTGTCTAACGTCATTTACAACGACTACCCGGGCAACACAGGGTTATCCACTGCAACTATTACTTGCATTGACGAGATCAGTCGAGCAGGCAAATTTCAGTTGAAAAACTTTGTTGGTTACGCAGCTGACAAAACAATTACGCAAGCTAAGCAAACAAACTTTGCGTTCACAGGCTTTGACATACCAGAGATTTTAGAAATCTCTGATGTGGGTCAATCAACTGCTTCAGGCACTGCTTCATATACCGGCACACAGTTAAACAGGTTGAACTTACTGGTCCAAACAGAGAAAGGTTTGTTGTCTCCAAGGACAACAGGAATCTACTTTTTTAGTCGTAAAGACATTTCATCAACGCCTAGCACAACATCGTTAACCCGTAGCACGGTCAGCACGACAACTATCGCTTACGACCAATTTAGTCGCATTGCTTTAGGTGACAACTTTTTTAACCAAGTGACAGCAAGTCCTGAAACGGTTAGTTCACAACAAGCAGACAATACGACTAGCCAAACGGCTTACGGAGTTTCGGGCTACCAAATCTCTACCGTTGACTCCACGACTACGCAGGCGTTAGGCCTTGCCAGTTGGCTAGCAAATATGCAGGGCGACCCCAACACTTTGCGTTACGAAGTGACTTTTACTGATAATGCAAACAATCAAACTGCGTTTGAAAACTTGTTGCTTGACATTCGAGTATTTAGTCAGACCATGTTTTCTTTGCAGTGGCAGGCACAAGGTCAGTCTTTGCAGACAGTTAACACAATTTTTGAGGGCATGAGTTTTTCGGGTACCCCGTCCGAGACTCGTATTACTTTGTATTTAAGCCCTAATGAGTATTACGAGTACTTTATTCTTGATGATTCAGTAAATGGTATTTTGGACACCAGTCGTCTTGGCTGGTAAAGGAGAAACATTATGGCAAACCAAGGTCAATTTGTTTCGGGCGCTGTTTTAACAGCTTCGGAACTTAACGCTTTTACGCCTTTAACTATTGTCACGCAATCAACAACACAATCAGTTGCAAACGCTACTTTTGTCACGATGTTGTATAACACCGAAACGCTTGATGTCTTGAACTGGCATAGCACAGTCACAAACACTGGCAGAATTACACCAACCATTGCTGGCTATTATCTTGCTGTGTTTAATTTGCAAACTAATACAACTTCAACACGCAACGTAGCAAGACTTACAAAAAACGGCACCGAAATAGCAAAAACCGACATCAGCGCAACAGTCACCCAAATAGACACAACAACTTTTGTTTATATGAACGGTACGACAGACTATTTAGAAACGCAATGTTTTCAACAAAGCGGCGGAACCGCAAATATTGGGCCGTGTATTTTTACGGCAATGCTTGTTAGGGCATAATGAAAACGCTTGCCGTGATCGCAGCTCTCGCCGTCGTCCTCATGTTCGTCATCACAGGATGCAACGACCGCACTCGAGACAACTGCGAAACTAAACCAACAGCCACAAGGTGCGACCAATGAAGAAATACACAAACTCCGAAATCAAAGCACGACTCATCCTCATCGTTGGCATTGCTTTAGCCGTTGCTTTTCTAGGTTCAACCGCAGCTCTGCTCTACGGCCTGCTGTTTGTTGTACAGCCATTAGACGTGTCACCCAACGATGAAAGTGCATGGTCGCTACTGTCGCCCATGATGCTGTTCCTGACCGGGGCACTGTCTGGAATCCTCGCC